ACCGAACCGTTTCGTCCCCTGCTCCGCACGCCGATACGACTTCTCCAGCTGTGACGTGTCGCCGACCACCTCGACGATCAGCTTCCTAGCCATCTAGGACTGCGCTTCTTTCGCCCACTGGTAACACGCCTCGAGCTGGCCGGGGGTCATAGAACCAAGGTCGGCTGGTCGGAGGTGACACCAGTGGCCGAGCCAGGGTGCCCAGTACCATTCGGGCCGGTGGGTTCCGGCGGCGGCGCCGAAGTGGCTGACGAATCCTCGCCAGAACCGCCGCTCGGCAAGCTCACGTCTGGCGCGTTGGGAGGAGGGAGCTCGTCGACCTCGACGCTGATGTCGGCGAACACCTTTTCGAGCTCTGAGACTTTGATGCGGCCGACCTGCTGCCGGATCGTCTTCGTGGTTTCGCCGGGTTCGGCGCGAGCGACGGCGATATGGATCAGGGCGGCGGTTAGGCCGGGGTGGAACCCTTCCAGGTCGGGGATCTGGTCGAGCGACAGTTTCGTGTAGTCCCAAACGACGATCGCCTCGTCCAACGTGAGGTCGTCGAGGGTGACGAGCTCGTACTGGCGGCCGTTGACGGTGATTTGGGGCATCAGATGCTCCCGTGATTGAAGTCGTCGGCGATGTGGTCGAGGAACCCTTCGAACCTGCCTTCGATCTCCGACGCGTGCATGTCGAGGCTTGGTTGCATCGCCCTGTCCATCAGCAGCCCGGCGAGGTTGGGGCGCCGTCCGCTGCTGCGGCCCCGTCCGCCGCGCTGGCGTGGGGCGACGTAGACGAGGTCGCGGGTAATCCCGACCCGCATTTTCGACCAGCGCGGGCCGATCCGACGGATGTTGCCGGCGGCGAGTTGTTCCGCTTCGCGTTGGACGGGTTCGGCGACCTGGCGGAGGCCAGCGCGAATCCCTAAGCGGGTCTGCTTGTCGGCTTTCGCGAGGGCACGCTGAAGCTCGCGGAGACCGCTGACGTGGGCGACGGCAGCCATATGTTTAGGGTGCGGTGGTGCCCCAGGCGAACCGGCTGTTCGGGGCCGGCCTGAACGTCGCGGTCGTCTCCGCCCTGGCTGCCAGGCCGCCGGAGAGGCCGTTGTAGCTGTAGAGGACGGCGGTGCCGCCGTAGATCGGGTTCGTCGCCGACGTGCCCAACGCTGAGACGGGCTGCACGTAGAGCGGGAACGCCGACCCGGACGAGTACAGCGGCTCGAGGGTGGCGTGCACCGACGAGGCGGAGAAGTCGTTCTCGAACTGCACCTCGATCGTCTGGTCAGCCAGGCCCGGCAGGAACTCGCGGGTGCCGGTCGGGCTGAACCCGGAAACGTCGACCTGCTCCTTCTCGCTGGGCGTGTCGATGTTGAACGCGTGGTCGGACAGGTTGACGCTGTTGACGACGACCCTTACGTCGTTGAGCAGGAATTTGCTCATCGTGCTGCACTTCCTTTCGGTGCCAGGGCGCGGACTCGCCTCTGGTATCGCTGGTGGTTTGCACGTGTCGCCCCGTTGACGTCGGGGCTGTTGTTGGCGGTGCCGCCAACGAGGTGGATCAGGCCGACCTTTGCCTCGCGCAAAGTGAACCCGCGGGCGCGGGCCTCGAGGCAAAGCAGGTTGTCGCTGTAGTAGGCGGGCTCTTCCAGCGTTTCGTCGAAGCCGCCGAGCTCCAATAGGTCGTCGCGGGTGCCGGCGAGGCAGTAGCCGTCAATGTAGGGGTAGACGACGCTGTCGACGATGGTGTGCGGGTCGCTGCGGATGCGCGCGCCGACCAGCACCATCGGCTCCACGCTGTCGACGATCGTTTCGAGCCACCCTTGTTGGGTCGCCTCGATGTCGTTGTTGAGAAACACGACGACGTCGCTGGTGGCGTGGGCGAGTCCTTGGTTGTTGGCGCGGCTGAATCCTTGGTTGTCGGGGTTGCGCACCTTGGCGAAGTCGAGCCAGGGGTCGGAGCCGTTGTCGACGACGATCAGCTCGTCGGGGGCGGGGCCGAGCTCGAGCGCCCGCACGTACCCGTCGACGAGCTCGAGGTGGTTGTGCCAGGCGGTGACGACAGCGACGGTTGTCACACCTTCGCCCCTTCCCGCAGCGGCGCCACTTCCCGAGACGCGGCTAGAGCGGCGATGGCGGGCCGCCAGAACGCGTCTGTGACGATGTCGGCGTCGTAGTGGGCCGCGAACCCGGCTGCGCCTTGCCGGAGCTCCTGGTCGTTTCTCCGGTCGTAGGCGGCGTCGAGGGCGGCAACGATGTGGTCGACGAACGGGCTGATCCACCATGCTCGTTGCATCTCGTCCCAGGACGGGTCGCCGTCGACGAGCCAGCCGGCCTGCGTCAACTCCGACATCGCGGAGTGGTCGGAGGTGATGACGGGGACGCCGCATGCCTGGGCTTCGATGATCGGGACGCCGAACCCTTCACCCATCGACGGGTTCAGCAGGACGTCGAACGCCTGGTAGAGGTTGGAGACGTTGGCGGTGGGCCAGCCGAGATGCCAGACCGCAGGCGGCGTGTAGCGGACGCGGTCTGTTGGGCATTCGGTCGCGACTGTGAGGGCTTCGATGCTGATGCCGCCGGCGACACCCGGGCTGGTTTGGGTGTGCCCGTATAGCCACGCGTCCTCATGGGTCGCGGCGAACCTGGAGAACGCCAGCAGCGACTTGTCGAACGCTTTCCGGATGACGGCGGGGTTGCCGGCGTTGGCGGCGACGATGCCGACCAGGAACGCGTCCGCCGGGACGCCGAGCTCAGCCCGGACAGCCGCTTTGGTTTCGGGCCGCGGGTGGAAGAGGGTGCGGTCGACACCGTGCGGCACATAGAGCGGCTGGAGGCCGGCGTCGAGCATCATCCGTTCGCCAAACCGGCTCATCGCGATCGGCCGCACTTTTTCGTGCGCCAACGTTGCGAGCACCATCGGCGGCAGCGGGTAGTGGTCGACGGGCGCCCAAACCGCGACCTCCATGTCGTCGGGCCACTCGTCGGGTTTCAAAACCCACGCGTCGCAGAGCGCGACGATCAGGTCGGCGCCGAAGTGATCTTTGTAGGTGGCGAGGGTTTTGTTGCCCCAGGCGCTGTCGGACGGGTAGTAGGTGACGGGCCCGGCCTCGAGGCACATGCCTTGGACGCCGTAGTTGCAGGCGACCGCCAGCTCGTGCCCGAGCTTTTGCAGGCGGGGGATGAAGAGGCGGGCCTGTTCGCCGTAGCCGGAGCCGACGCCGGGCGGGTTCCCGACCCAGAGGATCCTCACAGCAGGATCCTTGTTTGCCATTCGCAGCCGATCAGGGTGCCTTCGTTCGCCAGGGGCGTGTAGGGGACGACACCGGTCATTTCGGTGACGGTGACGTCGGAGACGAGGCCACCCAATGTGCGGTCGGCGTAGATCGCGGCCAGCACCGACGTCGGGGCGCGACTGTCCATCAGCTGGAGGAGCTGTTCCTGTGACGCGTCGAAGTCGACCGGTTTGACGCGAGCGCGGACGGTGAACCGGACGTCCCTTTGCCTTGTTGGCCCGTAGGCGAGCTGATCCGAGAACGGGGTGGCGGCGTAGATGTCGATGCAGGGCGGCGTCGGGCTGACAACCCAGGCGGGCCACACCTGCAACGCTTCGCCGCCGAGGTCTTGGGAGGCGACGTGGTCAGTGATCTGGTCTGCCAGCGCCTGCACGATCTCCAGGAGCGGCACATAGTCGGGTGGCGGTTCGGGGCCGGGGCCGGTGCCGGGGTCGAACACCGGCGGCACAGAGCTCGAGATGCTGGTGCCTTCAATGAACGTCTGGTCGGCGCCGCCCGCCGTCAGATCCAACACCGGGTCTGTGATGGACGCCTGCTCGAACAGCCACAACCCTTTCGGGTTCAGCGCCTGCCAGTTCGCGAGGGCGAGCTCGAGGCCGGCGGCTTCGACAGCGCCGTCGGTCGCGAACACGAGCGAATCCCAGCCGGCGGCGGCCTCAAAGTCGCCGGTGAGGCTGTCGCCGTCGTTGAACTGGCCGAACCTGACCGTGCCACCCGCCGCGCTGCCGCCGTCAGCGACGGCTTGCGCGAGGTAGGGGGCGCTGTGCGCCCAGACGTCGGTGTCCCACCGGTACAGCGACGCCCGCGGCTGGACGGTGCCGGCACCCTTCCTGACCACCAGCAGGCACCAGACGTCATTGGGTACGAGGCCGTCGAGGAAGTAGCAGCCGGGGCCGCCGTCGCTCGTCGAGTAGAAGATGTCGCCTTGGCCTGCCCAGGTGGCGTTGTCGGAGACGCGCCAGATGCCGCCGGGCCCTGCGAGGTTCGCGCTCGCGTTGTGGACACCGAAGAGGTGCTGCCAGTCGGCGGTGGCGGTGATCGCCGTCGCCTTGAAGATCAGGGCGATGGTTGTGAAGCCGGCGAAGTTGCAGGCGCCGATGCTGGTGCGGATCTCCGACGGCGGCGCGAACGCCCTAGGCATCTAGGCGAGCCCGAAGTGCTGCCGGAGCGGCAGCAGTTTGAGGCCGTGGCGGGCCCACGTGTCGCGGCCGATCACGAGCGCGCCAGCGGCGTCGTTCCAGATCCCGAACGAAACCTCCTGCTGCTGCCAATGCTCCCGCGCCCGCTCATACACAACCTCGGTCGCGAGCTGGATCTGGCGGCCGTCGCTGAGCGGCGACGAACGGGCCATGAACGCGTCCGCCTCGTAACTGGCCGCCTGTAGGCAGCGGGTCATGGCGGCGGTCTGGTCGACGGTTGGGCTGCTGATCTGGAGGATGCGGGCGAGCTCGTCGACTGTCCCGTAGACGGTGCCCGGGGTCGAGAACGTGACGAACAACTCCTCGACCGTGACCGACGCCGGGGCGGTTGTGCCGTCGATCGTCCAGATCAGCGTGTACTGCCCCTCAACATCTGGGCTGGTGCGGTTCGCGACATACACACCGGAGCCGGCGGGTGTCTCGATGATGTCGGCGGTCGACAGGGCGTCGGTGTAGGCGCCCTGGTTGTCGAGGAGTCCGAGCGCCACCGTTCCGACGAGTCCGGTGACGCCCGACTGGAACACCGCCTCATAGGGGAACCCGGGCGGGACGTTCACGCTGCCGCCTCGACCGACCAGCTGATGCCGCACAGCGACAGCCACCCTGACGAGTCGACAGGTACCACCATCAGCGACCCGTCGGCGAGCAGGTCGAACCGGATCGAGCCATTCTGGGCGTCGGCGCTGAACGTGAGGTCGTAGCCGCTGCGCGTCTCGGGCGGCATCACGGCAACCTTGACCGGGTCAGGGATCGAGTGGGTATCGGGCGGCAGAATGACGCCCTCGAGGTGGACGATGTTGTTGAGGTTGTGGCGGTACCGGAGCGGCACCCAGTTATCACCACTGACGTCCCTGTAGTTGCGGAACCC